TTGAAAAGTATCTTGAATTAACTGCCTGATGTCGCTTCGTTTTTACACTAACGTTCAAATGGTCGGGGATCACTTCTTGGTTCGTGGTTATGAAAATGGTAAACATTTCATGACCCGTGAGAAGTTTTACCCGACTCTTTTTGTCCCCTCAAAAAAGAATACTGAATATCAAACACTAAATGGTGAATATGTTGAAGCAGTGCAACCTGGAACTGTAAGAGAATGTAGGGAGTTTATTAAAAAGTATGACGGTGTGAAGGGGTTTGATATTTCTGGAAATGACCGATACATCTATCAGTATATTTCTGAGACTTATCCAGAAGATGAACTCAAGTTTGATATTAGTAAAATTAAAGTTACAACAATCGATATTGAGGTTGCATCAGAGAACGGATTCCCTGATGTAGAAAGTTCTGCTGAAGAAGTATTGCTGATTACCATTCAAGATTATAATACGAAACAAATCCGTACTTGGGGTCTTGGTAAGTTTAATAATCAGCAGAGTAATGTAAACTACCGTTCTTTTTCAAATGAATATGATTTGTTGAACGACTTCATTAGTTGGTGGATGATTGAGGAAAATACTCCAGAAGTCATTACTGGTTGGAACAGTGAACTGTACGACATTCCATATTTGGTTCGTCGCATAGACCGTGTTCTTGGTGAAAAACTGATGAAGAGAATGTCTCCATGGGGACTTGTAACTGAAAGTGAAAAATTTATTTCTGGGCGCAAACATATCTCTTACGATATTGGTGGAGTGAGTCAACTTGATTATCTGAATCTTTATAAGAAGTTTACTTATAAGGCACAGGAATCTTATCGTCTTGACCACATTGCAAATGTAGAACTTGGACAGAAAAAACTGGATCACTCTGAGTTTGATACTTTCAAAGACTTCTACACCAAAGGTTGGCAGAAGTTTGTGGAATACAACATCAAGGACGTTGAACTTGTTGACCGTTTGGAAGACAAGATGAAACTGATTGAACTTGCTTTGACAATGGCATATGACGCTAAGGCAAATTATGCTGATGTGTTCTCTCAGGTTCGTATGTGGGATACAATTATCTACAACTATCTGAAAAAGAAGAATATTGTGATTCCTCCGAATGTGAGGTCTGATAAAGATTCTAAGTATGCTGGTGCATATGTAAAAGAACCGATTCCTGGTGTGTATGATTGGGTGGTGAACTTTGACCTTAACTCTCTGTATCCTCACCTGATTATGCAATACAACATCTCCCCAGAAACTTTGGTGGAACAACGTCATCCCTCAGTAACTGTGGATAAGATTTTGAATCAAGAAATTGATTTTGAACCTTATAAAGAGTATGCAGTTTGTGCGAATGGTGCAATGTACCGTAAGGATGTTCGTGGATTTCTTCCTGAACTGATGGAGAAAATCTATAAAGATCGCACCATCTATAAGAAGAAAATGATCGCTGCCAAACAAGAGTATGAGAAGAAGAAAACCAAAGAACTGGAAAAGGAGATTGCAAGGTGTAACAACATTCAAATGGCAAGGAAGATTCAACTTAATAGTGCTTATGGTGCTATTGGTAATCAGTACTTCCGTTATTTTAAACTAGCGAATGCTGAAGCAATTACTCTTTCTGGACAAGTTTCTATTCGTTGGATTGAAGATAAGATTAATAAGTATCTGAATAAAGTTCTTAAGACACAGGATATTGATTATGTTATTGCTTCTGATACTGACTCCATTTATCTTAATATGGGTCCTTTGGTTGAAACTGTATACAAGGGAAGAGAGAAAACTACTGAAAGCGTTGTTTCGTTCCTTGATAAGGTCGCTAAGGTGGAACTTGAAAAGCATATTGAAGGTTGCTACCAAGAACTGGCGGACTATGTGAATGCTTATGACCAGAAGATGCAGATGAAGCGGGAGAATATTGCCGACCGTGGAATCTGGACTGCCAAAAAGCGTTATATTCTCAATGTTTGGGATAGTGAAGGTGTTCGTTATGAAGAACCTAAACTCAAGATGATGGGCATTGAGGCAGTCAAGTCTTCTACTCCAGCACCTTGTCGTCAGATGATTAAGGATGGTCTGAAACTAATGATGAGTGGGACTGAAGAACAGGTGATTAAGTTTATTGATAAGTGTCGTTCTGACTTCAAAAAACTTCCACCAGAGCAGATTTCTTTCCCAAGAACTGCTTCTGATGTTCGTAAGTATCGTTCCCAGTCTGACATTTATATGAAGGGAACACCAATTCATATTCGTGGAGCACTTCTCTTTAATCATTATATTAAAGAGAAAAACCTAACCAATAAATATTCACTTATTGGTAATGGGGAAAAGATTAAATTTATTTACCTCAAAAAACCAAATATTATTCAAGAGAATATTATCTCCTTTATTCAAGACTTTCCTACAGAACTTGGTCTTGACAAATACATTGACTATGAACTACAATTTGAAAAGAGTTTTCTTGAACCACTTAAGTCCATTCTTGATGCAATTGGATGGAAAACAGAACATACAACAACCCTAGAATCATTTTTTAACTGATGGATTTGCCTATTAACGAAAAAGAATTGAATACGATTATTAGTGCTATGAGATTGGGAGGAGATTCTGCATTGTATCAAAAACTATGGACTTATAAAATGAACTATATTGATAAAAATAAAAATGAGGAGAAAGAATGATGGATTTTCTAAAAGATATTGTAAAAGAGATCGGTGGTGAATATACACAACTTGCTTCCGATATTGATGAGACGGAGACTTATGTTGATACGGGTTCATACATTTTTAATGCACTGGTTTCAGGTAGCATATTTGGTGGTGTATCTGGGAATAAAATTACTGCTATTGCTGGAGAGTCTTCTACTGGAAAGACTTTTTTCTCTCTCGCCGTGGTTAAGAACTTTCTTGATACTCATTCCGATGGTTACTGTCTCTACTTTGACACTGAGGCTGCTATCACTAAATCTCTTTTAGAATCCCGTGGAATTGATACTTCTCGTCTTGTGGTTGTCAATGTTGTTACTGTTGAAGAGTTTCGTGGAAAAGCACTCAAAGCAGTAGATTTGTATATGAAAAAACCTGAAGCAGAACGCAATCCATGTATGTTTGTACTAGACTCCTTGGGAATGCTTTCTACAAGTAAAGAGATCAATGATGCTCTGAATGATAAGGAAGTTCGGGACATGACCAAATCACAACTCATTAAAGGTGCATTCCGTATGCTTACCTTGAAACTTGGTCAAGCAAATATTCCAATGATTGTAACCAATCACACTTATGATGTTATTGGTGCTTATGTTCCTACTAAGGAGATGGGTGGTGGTAGTGGTCTTAAGTACGCTGCTTCTACGATCATTCATCTCTCAAAGAAAAAGGAAAAGGATGGAACAGAAATTATTGGAAACATTATCAAGGCAAAGACTGCTAAGTCGCGTTTAAGTAAGGAGAACCAAGATGTTGAAATCCGTCTTTATTATGATGATCGCGGTCTTGATCGTTACTATGGTCTTTTGGAACTTGGTGAACTTGGTGGACTCTGGAAGAATGTAGCAGGTCGCTATGAGATAGATGGTAAGAAAATCTATGCCAAACAGATTCTCAAAGAACCTGAAGTATATTTTACAGAAGAAGTGATGCAACAACTGGATGAAATTGCAAAGAAAGAGTTTAGTTATGGATGAACTTCAAGATTTTATTCATATCTATGAGAATTCTCTTGAACCTGATATATGTAATTTTTTAATTAGTTTATTTGATCAGATTCCTGATAAACACGAGCGTCACGATAATAATGGAAAACCTAACTTTACTCAGTTTAATCTCACAGAAAATCGTGAACTAACACCAGAAGTTAATCAAGTTCATAATCGTATCATCAGAAAGATTTTTGAATATCGTGATAAGTATTATGAGTTTGTAGATAAACGTGTATTTCCTGAAGAACACGCTCTAGAACAATTTCGTATTAAAAAATACGAACCAAATGGTGTTGATCAGTTTGATACTCACGTAGATGTGGTAGACTATGGAAGCTCCCGTAGATTTTTATCTTTTATGTGGTATTTGAATGACGTTGAGAGTGGTGGGCAAACTATTTTCAAGGATGTTCAAATTCAACCAAAACAGGGAACCTTAATTATGTTTCCTCCACTATGGATGTTCCCTCATAAGGGGGAACCTCCTATCAGTGGTCCAAAGTATATTATGAGTGCCTATTTGCATTATAAGTAATGGAACGACTTGAACTTACAATTTTAAGAAACCTGATATTCAATGAAGATTACTCCAGAAAAGTCATACCTTTTATACAACCAGATTATTTTGAGCAAAGATCCGAAAAGATCGTATTTGAGGAAATTGTTAAGTTCATTGTTAAATATGGATCAGCAATTACAACAGAAGCACTTGCGATTGAGATAGAAAATCGCACAGATCTTAATGAGAGTGAAATTAAGGATATTCGAGATTTAAATTCCAAATTTCATGATGGTGTTGTAGATAAGCAATGGATTCTTGACACTACAGAAAAGTGGTGTCGTGACCGTGCCATTTACCTAGCACTTATGGAATCAATCCATATTGCTGATGGTAATGATGGAAAGAAAAATCGTGATGCTATTCCCAGTATTCTTTCAGATGCTTTAGCAGTATCTTTTGATAATAATATCGGTCACGATTATCTTCAAAATTATGAGGAGCGTTATGAATTTTACCATCGTAAAGAAGATAAAATCGAGTTTGATCTGGAATATTTCAACAAAATCACGAAAGGTGGTTTACCTAACAAGACTCTCAATATTGCTCTCGCTGGAACGGGTGTTGGGAAATCCTTGTTCATGTGCCACGTTGCTAGTGCCGCGTTGCTACAGGGTCGGAACGTACTCTACATCACTCTTGAGATGGCGGAAGAGCGAATTGCAGAAAGAATTGATGCAAACCTTCTCAATGTCCCGATTCAGCAACTGGTTGATCTCCCACGTTCGGCATTTGAAAATAAAGTAAATAATATTGCAAAGAAGACGCAAGGTTCTTTGGTAATCAAAGAATATCCAACTGCTTCTGCACATTCTGGACATTTCAAGGCACTTCTCAATGAACTTGCTCTTAAGAAATCATTTCGACCTGATATTATTTTCGTTGATTACCTTAATATTTGTGCTTCCTCTAGGCACAAGGCAAACAGCTCTATCAATTCTTATTCGTACATTAAGTCAATTGCAGAAGAACTTCGCGGTTTGGCAGTGGAATTCAATGTTCCCATTGTCTCTGCTACCCAGACTACCCGCAGTGGTTATGGTAATTCTGATGTTGAACTTACTGATACTAGTGAGTCCTTTGGTCTCCCTGCTACTGCTGATCTTATGTTTGCCCTTATTAGTACTGAAGAGTTAGAGGGATTAGGGCAGATTATGGTGAAACAATTGAAAAATCGTTATAATGATCCAACCATTTATAAGCGTTTTATTGTGGGTATTGATCGTGCCAAAATGAGACTGTATGATTGTGAGCAAACCGCTCAAAAAGATATACTTGACTCTGGACAAGAAGACGAGTATAATTACGAAGAAGACAAAAAACCCAAAAAATCATTTGAAGGATTTAAATTTTCATGACACAACGAGTTGATTTCGATAAATATCAAAACTTTGTAGATGCTGTAACTTCTGATGCATCTAAAGACTTTCTTGCTCTGTCTGACCGTATGGTCCAGTTGGATGAGAAAGGTGCAAATATTGAGCGTCTTCTGACTGCTGCTGTTGGTATTAATGCCGAAGGTGGTGAGTTTATGGAGATTGTGAAAAAAATGGTCTTTCAGGGCAAATCCTGGAATGATGAGACTCGTACTCATCTTATTAAAGAACTTGGTGATACTATGTGGTATGTTGCCCAAGCGTGTATTGCTCTGGATGTTTCTTTTGATGAAGTGATTCAGACTAATATTGATAAACTCATGAAGCGTTATCCAGACGGTTTCTTTGATGTTTATTATAGTGAAAATCGTGAAGAAGGAGACATCTGATGGCAAAAACTGTATCTGTAAAAATGGATGTTCGTGCCGCTGCAGCAGTTCGTCAAGTTCTATTTGATGCACAAAAAGGATACACTTATAATGAATTGAGTGTTCCTCCTCGTGTTGTTGATATTCGCAATGTAATTGCAGACCTTGACGAAAAGATTGGTTCTGTAGTAGAATGAATAAATAACCCTCCGGGGTTTTCGGGGAATTAGCACAGTTGGTAGTGCGCCTGATTTGCATTCAGGAGGTCAGCGGTTCGAACCCGCTATTTTCCACTTTGCCCAAATGGCGGAATTGGTAGACGCGCAGGGTTTAGGTTCCTGTAGAAATATCTGTGGAGGTTCAAGTCCTCTTTTGGGCACTAAATACTTCAAAAAGTCTTATGGCTCACCTTGGAAAAAAGGCTGCTGATTGGCCAAAATATGTTACCAATAATCCCAATTCCGCAAATATTAAATATTCTATTGATAGTGGAGTTTCAAATGAACCAGTATATAAGAATATAACATTAAAACAAGTAATTTTAACTCTTAATGCGGGTCAAGAAGTTAATATAATTTCTAAACAATTTACTCAAATTGGTAGAAATAAATATGCACATATTAGAGTAAACGGAAAAACGGGATACATTAGAATTAAAGCGATTAGAAAACCAACTGTTAGGGGTAGAGCAAATGCGGAACAAAGAACTCTTAATGCTACTATAGCAACACTTCATAAATTGCAGGAAAATTCTGGAACTGGTAGGGGAAATAATTTTGGTATAGATTTATTTGTTCCTGGACTAGGAATGTTTACTGGAATTACTGGTATTGAAAAAGTTACTAATAGAATTCATGGTAGGGAACCAAAATCGGATTTTGCTTTTAAAAACGCATTAGGAAAAAAAATTCTTTTTATCTCACATAAAAATGGAACTGGTCCAGATGCATTTAATCAATATGGTGGAGTTTCTGAATCTTCATCTGGAAATATACAAGATGCTGCAAAAATTTATAATAATGTAGAAGTTCAAACATATCTATCCAGATTATATCAATTGTATGATGATGCGGTTAATAGGGGAAGATTAATTCCAAATAATCCTTTCAATTCTTCGGGGAAACTTACTAAATCTGTTTATAAATTGGTAACAAGTAGTCAATTGGTAAATGAAGCAGTATATGGTCCAGATTATGGTGGTCCATATGGTCCAGATAATGTCCATTTAATTGGGCAAGGTGAATTTATTTTTAATCGATTGATTAATAGTGATGATGATATTTATTATCAACTTTCGTTTAGTGGTTCAATGGAATTGAATGGTGAAACTAGATTATTTTTAAATAATAATAATGGATATCGTGCTACACTAATAACTACTTATCGTGATGGAAGACCAACCCAAACGCCAAATGGACCAGTTCCTCGAACTAGAACTGGAATTTACCCAAAAAGATATAGACAATCTGCAATTTCTATTGATACTTTATTATGAAAGACCTTCAAGCATTCCTTAATAATGTTCTTGATATTTTTACAACCAAAAAGTCAAGACCAAAAGATGTTTTCAATGATTTTATCAAGTATTTTTACTTTGCACTTGATAAGGAAATTCAATCCAATAAATCAGATTTATTGAAGAATAAATATATTAAGATTAGAAAAAATGGTCTTAATTACATTATTGCAAACGAAAAGTCAATAATGTCGGACATTTGCAATAGAATTAAAAAATAAGAATGAAAAGTTTTTTCCAGTTTATTTCCGAAACAACTGCATCACAACAAGCTCAGCGTCTTGGTCTTGTTGGTGACGGGCACGGTGGATGGTATGATAGGCAAGGGGAGTTTGTAGCAAAAACTGAAAAGGGTCAACTCAAGTTTTATAATAAGCGCCAGAAAGTTGGTGAAAAGGATCCAGTACAAACTGAAAAGGAAAAAACAATTGCTTCTCCAGGATATCAAGACCCAGCACTTGCTCAACAGCAAGCAGCACCGCAGCAAGCACCTGCTCCTGAACAGCAGGCAGCAGCACAAGAGCAACCTGTCGCGACTCCTCCACCAGTTCCCAAAACGAAGGGAACTCTTACAATTGCATTTGGTCGTTTCAATCCTCCTACGATTGGACATCAACAATTGATGGATGTTGCTGCACAATCATCTGCAGCAGATGGGGGTGACTATTTAATCTACCCTTCTAGAAGTCAGGATAAGAAAAAGAATCCATTAGACCCAGATACAAAAGTTTCTTATATGAGAAGAATGTTCCCTGCTCATAGCGAAAGAATTGTAAATGATGCAAATACAGAAACTATTTTTGATGTTCTCAAGAAAGCACATAATGATGGATATACGAATGTGAGAATTGTTGGTGGGTCTAATAGAATTAAAGAGTTTGAGAAACTTTCAAATAATTACAACGGGAAACTTTATGCTTTTGATAATATTGAGGTAGTCTCTGCTGGAGAAATAGACCCTGATGCAAAAG